ATCACTGCCATTTTTTGTCCATGCTCCTCATTATCTCGACATACGATGCAGCCGCGCGAAACAGATGATCCGACAGCCCCTCTAGCGCATCGTTGAGCGCTTTAGGGTCTTTGCCAATCTGCTGCGCAAGGATGTACCCCGCGCTATCGACCAAAGTCTCCACAATATCAGCGCTGTCATACGGATCGTTACGACAAGCAAACGCAGTGCGATTGATTTCATCTTCCAGATGTTCCTTCATCCTCATGATATGTCCTCGTCGATTGCCCATGATGGTAAACTTATTTCCATTGCGCCGTCTGTGTAGTTCTTGTGCTGCTCCGCTTCGCCAAGGTTCGCAAAGCGCTCCGCAGCGCGTGCCATGTCGCGCAAGCCTTGGTTTAGGGACCGCTTCGTGAGCGTGTATATCCCGCAGGAATACGGCGGTGCGCTCTCAACAGCCAAGAACACAAAATTCAAGGGATTTAGTTCAACGCCAGCAAGCCGCTTGCGACCGACAAGATAGTGAGCGGCTTGGATGTGGTATTGGAAGTTGGCGATCTGCTTGGCAAAGCCAGCAGGGCTCGCGTCTTGGCACGTCTTCACATCGTAGATCACATCCTTAGCGATGTAGTCCACCCGCGCCTTGCACTGCACGCCGTACTGCTCCCACAGCATCGTGGTCTCAGCCTTGCCCTTGGTGACGTGCTGCTTGAAGAACGGATGGCCGCGCAGGCTGTCGCTAATGCCCTTGGCCTTCTCGTACTCGTATTCGTCTATGACGACCTTACCAGCAGAGGCGGCTTCAAATTCTTCACGCGCCTGCTTGCCGAACTTAGTCCGCATGTCGAACTTGGGCGCGACAGAAACCTCTGCCTCAAACTTATCCGGCTCCAAAACCATTGTGTGGACAACGGTTCCAAGGATCATAGCCTTGCTAGGGGCTCCGGACGAGCGTGATGCTAGATAGTGAGCGGGAGTTTTTAGGAGCTGCTTTGCCCCCGAAGCCGACAGCGCCTCGATGCTGTGGTATTCGGACGCAGGCATATCATCAATAATCTTGTTTATCATTCTGCTTTACCTTCCTTGCTTTTTGCCGCTGGAACGGACTTTCAGCGCTCACCCTAGCAGGTCTGAACTCGCCGCACCAGTGCGTCTTTATGACACGCTGCTGCTGGGGGTAACGCCGACACTGTAAAATCGGCGCACCTTCATCGAATGCAAATTTGCATGTGTTGCAATGCTCCATTTTGTCCTTCCTTTCCCCCGTATCCCCCGGCTCGCGCCGGGGGATCGGTCCGGGGAGACTACAAACGGGCTCAATGGTCAAGTTAAGCCGCTTGTTTACCGCTTTCTGCGGTATCGACGCACCTTGCGACGATTTCGTTTGCACCCCTTATGGAAGCGGGTCTCCCAGCCGCCATACGAGATGTGAATGTGATTATGCCCAGTGCAGCGCGAGTATGTCCCGACACCGAAACCCTTCCGCCGCGCTTTGCCTACGATACCCCGTTTCCAGCGAACGTCAACAGCGCCGCGCCTGCCATCGCAGAAGCTATGCAGTGAGCGGTGTCTCGTTCCGGCTATACGCGCACCTCTACGGTACGCGCTAATAACCTTTAGCTTGTGCTGTGCGACAAATTGTCGCAGAGGACTAGGGGTGCAACTCTTAGCTGTCGCCGGTGTCGCCACTAGAATTGCCGCGAATAACTTCTCCAGCATCACTGCTCCTGTTCTGCCAGTTTGCCCGCCCCTTTGCTATCATATCAAGCGCGTTTTCTCTTAACGTGCCGATGGATATATGCGCTGGGTTGCAGCACAACCTATTATCACAGCTGTGCATAACAACGCATGTGTCGAATGTTATATCCTCATTAGGCGAGGTTATATGGGCGACAATCCTATGCGAAGAGTATAGACGCCCCTTTACCTTGAACCTGCCGTAGCCAGCACCAGTTCCACCCGTCCAATTCCAGCATTCATCGTCTCCGCCCTTTTTTACTTTTGCCCAAAAGCGCCTAACATCATCGAATGTGAGCCTTGGTATAGCGAGAGGAGCAAGCCTCCCGCACGAGATTTTCTTTGCGCCGCTCATTTCAGTCGCTCCAATGCAGCCTGCCCCAACGGCGTGTCCGCCAGCATACCAAGCGCCGCCATATAGGTGTCTAGCAGCTCTTGCTCTTGGCGGATGTCTTCGGGGTCTTTCTTGCGCATGGCCAGCAGCTTTTTGATGATCTTCACATCAAAGCCTACGCTCTTGGCCTCCAGCAGCACGTCCTTCACATCTTCCGCTAGCGATGCTCGCTGATCTTCAATGCGCTCAATACGCTCAACTATTTCCTTCAGCTGGTTGTTCGTCATCTTCCATTTCCTTCACGATTAATGCTGCATATCCAGCGATGTCTTGCCAGTGGTCGATAAAATCGCTGTCACCACTCAAGATGCGGCCAATCTTATTGGCTATCATCTCAAGAGATTCCCTCTGCTCTGCCTTTAGGTACTTCCAGTTAACGCCGATCTGCATCGTCATCTTGATGCCTTGGCTGACGCTGCACACTTCACTGTAGAGCCCGTGCGTACCTTCACGCTGCTGTAGTATTTCTGTTACGTTTTCGGCCATTGTAACTCCTTATACCCGATAAAACTGTTGTGTGGTCCTTGTTGAACAGTCTGCCGATCTGCGGCAGGCTGTAGCCAGCCTGTTGCAGATCGTTCCAAATCTCGAACCGCACCTCGCAAACTTTTTGCTTGCGCGATTTACCGAGAATTTCCGTCCAATGATAGTTATACTTCACAAGAGCCCTTGCAACGATGGCCTTCATCTTAAAGGGGGCGACCATCCCCTTGACGCAGTTTGGCAGTTTTATCTGCATCGCCTCGCTGACGGTAGATGCCTTTAAAAGCCTCTGAGCCCTAACCTTTTCCATCCTTCTGTACTCTTCTAGAGAGGCTTTTGCAGCAGCCGACTCCTCCTCCTTTCTAACCTTCTCTCTGCGCTCAAGCTCAAGAAGTATTTCTTCCCTTTTTCTGATGATGTCCTTACGCACCTTATCTTTGATGAGTATGCTGTAGTGCCGACCATCTCGTATCTTACCGAAGTAGGGTTTCCCCTTCTGCGGGCGGATTGACTCGAAGTGGTCTATCATACGCTGTTCCTGCCCTTCAAACTCTCTCAATGATACGCTCCCATGATCTCCTTCCTCGCTTGCGCCTTGGAATAGGCATAGCCTAGCGTGCCGTGGACCGACACCCAGCGATAGCGTACTCCTCGGAAAGCGGGGGAATTGGCTTTGGCGAAGTATCCGGCATCTTTGCCGAAATACTTAACAGTATAAGTGCCGTCGCCGTTCTTGATAGTTTCGATTGCTGACATTGTGCTGTCCCCTTTGGTTTGGGTCCAGCCACAATGCCACAATCTGATCATTTGGCAACACCGCTGGGTGCGGCAGGGTGTCGCGGGTGGTTATTGGCGATTCATCCGGCGCAATTCTTCAAGATTGCGCCTCTTCCGCTCCTCCTCTGCTGAGCGTCCAAATTGCAAAGCCGGTTGTCTTGCTTGTCTTGCAAGATCAGCCAATGGGCTGATCGCACCAGCGCCATATGCACCATACCCAACTGTTTTGGGACTGGATGCAGCGAGTGACCCCATCGCAGCCGCAGCGGCCCCCGCTGGCCCTAGAAGGCCAGTGGCAAATGGTACTCCACTAAGCCCACCAATTGATGCCGCCACGCGCGCAAGCCCGCGAGGCTCAAGTGAGCTGAGAGTCTGACCGGCAAGTGAAGCCCGCAAATCAACACCGGGAGCTGCGTACTTTTGCAGCTCGTCTGCCATTCTTAGCCTATTACCCCACCCTGTATTAACGTTGTTTCGCATAACTGACTGAAGCTTTTTTAATGCTGTGTCTGCTTTTTCTTTGTTGCCAAGAGATAATTCTCTACGAATTGAGTTTAGTTCATTAATAGCTTCTTCCGACTTCTTCATAGCGGAGCTATATTGCGGGTTCTGCTTTTCTATTGTTTTTCGTATTGCACTATAAACGTCATTAACTACAGACCTCTCTCTGCCGGTCAAATCTTTTTTGTCGTATAATGATCCAATTGATCTTTTCAAAAGATCAAAATCAGATGCTACACCAGTTATGTTCGGATTGCTTACCCAGCCTCGGTACTTTCCCGCTACATCACGCCAAATATTTTGTGCGGCTTCGTCAAACACATAGCCAGTTTTTGGATCACTGAATGATTTTTTTGCCTCATTGATGGCCTTGGTTACATCTGCTGTGCTCAACGCGGTTGTGTCGCCGCGCATTTGATTTGTGTTTGCAAGGTAGTTTTGGAAGTCAGCGTCACGTTTTGCGCGAAGGGCTTCGCTTGCCTGCTCGACGACAATCTTGGGGTCGCGCGAACCCGAAATGTTTTTTAGGAACTCCTGCGATGCTGTGCCAAGAGGCGCTTGACCGGCCCTATAAGCCTCCTGCAGGGCGGTCCTACCGACTCCAGTGGAGAGGCCAAGCCCTGCTCCCAAGGCCATCGCCGGAGCGCCTACACCCGCCTTTATCAATAAATTTGACGGATCGTATTTAGACGCACCAGCCGCCACCTTTTCTAATGCAGAAACCGTAGGCGCTACGCGCGCCGCCTGCCCAGCCGCAGCTCCCCCCTTAGCCAATGCTTTAGCGGCCAACCCGCCGCCGAACGTTAATAGACCAGCAAGGTCTGATGCAACCCCCATTGGGTGTGAGGCGATTTCCTTTTTGAATCCTTCCAGCGATCCATACTTTCTCGCCAAATCACCGCCCACAGCCGACGCCACACGCCCAGCTCGCTCTGCGGCAGTCCTATCTCCAAGCGACTCCATTGCGCTGAACACAGACTCCGGAAGGATCTTTTGAGCACCGGCCCGCAAGGTGCCGGCGGCCAAGTCAAGAGCCCCTTTCGCTGTCTGAACCGGGCTAGTGACAGCAGAAAGTAGTTCACCGCCCAAACGCATTGTGCTGGATGGAATGTTCCTCACAGCCGACGACAAAACCTCTTCCCCTCCCATGGTCGGTGCCCGAAGGAGCGCATCAGTATCATACCCAGCCCCCTTCAGCTTGGATAGAACTTCCGACTGCGAGAGGTTGTCCGGAACACCCTTTATGATTGTGCCGTCCGGCATCCGTATGTCCATTTAAGCCACCTATGCCTATTATTCTTCGCCGGGATTTTTCTTTTTACCTAAATCCCCGAAGTTGATAATTTTATTTTGGGACGCGGGTTTGCTCTCGCCGCCGCCTTTTTGTTTGGAGCTCGAAAAGTCTCTTTCTATTTGAGCCATGACATCAGATGAGTTAAATTTTTTGCCGCGATACCCAGCAAGAGTCCCGTACTTACCGTAGTATTCAGCCATGTTGTTTTGTGAAGTGGCTATATCTGTAACCAATTTCTGAAGATATTTGACTCGACGCAGGTTTTCTGCCGGACCGAGCTGCACGTTAAATGTCCGTTTAAGCAGCTCTTCACCTTCTTTCTGAGCAAATTGACCGCCAAGTATTTCTTTCAGCGACTTTTGAGCTACTTCTAAAGCCGCCTCTTGTGCTATGGCGATGTTGGGGTATGCGATGCCAAGTACTCCGGCTCTTTCGGCCAAAAATGCAGGGACAGTCCCAAGCGCGTTCCCTCCCTCCGTTTCTCTTTGAATAAATGCTGCGGATTTTTCAAGTTTCGATATATCGGACTTTGCAGCGGCTGCGCCGCGTCTGAGCCAAGAGTTTAAGTCCTTACCATAAGCGGCGTCTGCCTGTTTCTGAGCCTCCGTCATATATGATTTAAGGGGGCTATAAGAATCAAGCATATTTTTTAACAAACCGACAGCCTTCTCGTCCCCAGCGGCCCCCGCTCTCCGTATCGCGTCATTGAGCCGATTGCGCTCTGCTGCTCTTTGCGCAAGAGTGGGGATAGGGACTAGCGGGCGCATATGCTCCGGAACTTCTTCCTCTTCCTGTCGCGCCGCCACTGCAGGCGCTGACGGCGCCGCCTGCGCCAACACATTACCGTTGACAGATGGCACAGCCGCAGGGCCACCAGTTGGTGTTGCTTCCGCAGCAGGTGCAGCACTTGCGGCGCTAGGGGTAGCGGCAGCGGCTGGTGCGCCCCCGAAGTACGAAGACATCCTTGATTGCAAGGCCCGCGATTGTGCAGTTCTAATAGCGATTTGCGATCGTATTTTAAGGAGCTCAGTCGCAGGCATGGCGGAAACGATCTGTGGCGACAGTCCAGTCTCGGAGGCTATAACAGCCGCCCCCTCCGGTGTGTTCCTATAAGCGTCCAACTTCTGAATCGCAGAAATATTTGACATTGCCTGCTTCAATTGCGCCGTCATCAATTTTGACTGAGCGGATTTGAAGCGATCAGTAGCTACTTGCCCCGGCACATTACCCAACGCCATGACCGCCTGCTGGCGGAGCTTAGGGTTGTAGCCGGGCTGACCAAGGGCCATCAAAGCAGCGCCAGTGCGACCCAAGGTGTTTATAAGGGCCATGCGGTCATCTGCTGGCATGTTTTGGAAGCCGCCGAGGAGGCCGCCAACAGCATCCCCTACGCCACCAACGGCGCTAGAGATGCCCTTGCCAATGCCGCCTACGACATCGCCAACACCAGTCGCTACGCCCTCTACAGTCCGGCGCAGAGGATCAAAGATTTCTTCAGCCATTATTCACCACCCCACCCCAAAAGTCCGGGCATTTGACGTCGCAGCGCGTCAGCGCGGAAGAAGTCCGCTGCATCATTTGCATCGCCCCAGTTAATAGAAGGCTGCATAGTAGCGCCACCCTTCATCGGTCCCTGCGGCTGCATCAGAACCGGCATAGAGTTAGACTGATAGTTCTTGGCAGCGTCATCAATGATCTTCTGCTGGGCTTTAGTCGGACCCTTAGCAGCAACGCGCCGCGCTGTCGGCTTCTTCAGCGACTGCGCAATTTCGGCAGCGTACATCTGATCCATGCCAGCTTCGGGATCGGCCATTGCAGCATTAGCTGCGGCAATCGCTGGGGCAAACATCTGATCCATGCCAGCTTCGGGGTTTACGTTGGCCCACTGATTAGCGCCCCGAACCGTCATTGGACGTGCGGCGGGAGCGGCTTCCCGCATGTTTCTTGCAGTGGCGCCACCTAATCTAAAGTATGCGTTTTCCAGTGATTTCATCATTGGAGTATATACGCTCGGCGTTCTAAATGCCCTGCCCAGCAGCCCCAAGACGGGGCCAGCGCCAGTTAACTGAGACAAGATCATAGCGGTATCACCGAGGTCGGGTGAAACATATTTTCCGGCGGCTTCAGCCGGAGACCCACCTCGCTGCCCGACAACGGCGCCTGCTGCTCTGCGGCGATTCTGCGGGCGGGGGTAGCGCCGCCCGCTGTCTGTGTCGATGATGAAGTTCGGGTCGGATGGATCAATAGTTAATGGCATCACAAAAGTCCTCTTGCTTGGGCATACCGCCCATCATTGCCATACGGCGTTTGAGTAGCTCATCCAGCTGCGTGCCGCCTGCTGGCTGCCCCGCGCCGGGGGATTGAGTACTGCGGGGCGACTTCGCCGTATGGGTCCGGCAAGCTACTGCCGCCGCCAAGCTTATTCTGCCTCATCAGCCATTCAAATGCTGCCATATCACCAATCCCCTATTCTTAATCGTTATACTGAGCGTTGGACGCCTCGATCTGCGCCTGCAAATCGGCGTTCTGCTGCGTCAGCGCGTCTATCTGATCTTGCCACCCCTTAGTACCGGATGTGGCCGCTTCCTTGGCTGTAGCTTCCTGCTGCGCGAGCTTCTTGGCTTCTTCCGGTGTGTTCACGCGCAGCCATGCAGGAACCTCAACGCCGGAGATGTCGAGTCTATTTGCCGGGAAGTTGGGGTTGTAAGCCTGCCCAAACTGCTGCGTATAGATCGGGTTGATGGCGTTGACATCAAACTGTGGGATCATGTTCGGCAGCATGGACTGATAGGCCATTGACTGCTGGAAAGCGTCCTCCACACTGCCGGTAAGCTCCGGCGAGTATGGCGCTACGTTTTCGTAGCCCGTCCCTATAACTCTGTTGCCCACGACTGTTGAGCCAAACGGGACGGCGTTGTAACCGCCAAGAAGACCACCAGCGCCGCTATTAAGTTCAGCTAAAACATCTTCTGATGATATAGCATTATCCGTCAGCAAGCCGGTGACCGTCTGCTGGTCGTTAATGATATCCTGCGTAGTTGTTGGCCATACATTATACAGCTCCTGCGCAGTATCCTTCGTAACATTGTAAAGTTCACCAATGCGATCAAGTGACAAATTCTTGTACGCATCTTCACCAATTTCGGCGGCTTTCGTAAATTCTTTGGCCAAATTTTCGCGGGATATGTTGCCGCTTGTGAGAGCGTCCGTCCAATAGTCAAGCCCCGCGACATCCGCCTCGCGATCCAAGCCACCTTGGTAAAGGCCGGATATATAAGCCTCATTTGTAGCCCTGTCGGCAGCTTCCGCTGCCGCATAGGTAGCGGCCTCGGGGGATGACGCAAAAGACTCCCTAATAGCCTCTAGAGGCTGCTCGCCACTACCGAGTAGGCCAGCCCAATAGTCCAACCCAGCCGGATCAGCCTCGCGACCAAGATACTCAGAATATAGCTGCTGAACTTGCGCTAGTTCGTTTGCGGTGGCCATGTTATCCTCGTGGGTAAATGCGCAGCCGTAGCTGCGCAAGTAGCGTTAGTGGGTTGCCAGTGACTTGTATTCGTGGCAGCTCATAAACTCGTTCTTGATGTCATCGTAGTCAGTTCCGGCTGACAAGACGCCCATCCAGTAGTGAAGCCCAGCCACATCCGGCTCGCGCTTCAGAATGCTTGTGTACAGATCGCGGATTTTACGTTCCGGGCAGATTTTGAACTCATTCTCAATCTGCTCCAGCGGCGCTCCATCCGCATAAACCTTAACCCAATACTCAAGCCCAGCCTTGTCAGATGCTCGACCAAGGTATTTGCTATACAATCCTTCAATGACTTCCATTTCTCTCTCCTTTGTCATTCTAGGTAGCCTCCGCCACCGCCGCCAAGAAGGCCCATAAGGCGCTTTAGCTCATCATCTTGCGGCGAGCCCATTATACCAGCTAAATTCACGTTTGTCCCACCCCGAGCTGCTTTATTATAGACGGGCTGCATAGGGGTTGGCTTAGGTTCGCTAGCTGCCGCCAACTGCATGAGGCCGGCCAAACTTGACGCCATACCGTAGCCAGCTTGCGCTGGTGTTTTTGCGGCAGCTGCCGCTGCCGCAGGGACCTCCACCGGAGTAACAACTTCCCGCCCAGCAATTGTGTTGGCTATCGTTCCCAACCCATTCCGCGCAAGATAGTTCAATCCGGACCCAATTGACTCAAGAGCGCCGGGAGTTGCGGCTGGAGCGGCTGCGGAAGGTGGCGTAGGCGCGGATGCAGTCGAAGCGGACTTTGGGACAACAGCCGGTGTGTCCGCACTCAAACCAATAGAGCGGGCAAACTTAGCGCCCTTATTCGTAATAGCATTAATCCCGCCTTGATCTCTAACAGCATACCATGGGGATATGCCGCTGGTGGCCATCCGATCAATTGAAAAATCAACTTGTTTCTGCCAATTCGACGCGGAAGGTCTTTCACCATATTTTTTAAGAAAATCATATGCCATTCCGCCCCTTGCAATATTATTAGGGTTGGAGGAGCCGGAGTAAAGCTGAAAAGGGCCGAAAGAGTAACCCTTAGCATCGGGATTACCAAATGTTGACGAGCCAATAGTACGCGGGTTTAACCCCTCATACCTAGCAATTCCTAATGCAAGGTTTGGATTTACCCCGCGAGCCAAAGCGCGCCTGTAAATGTAATTTGATATTTCTTGTATAGAAGCCATCACACAACCACCTTCTGCTGGTCAACAGCATCATTAATGATGTTGATGCGGCGCATCACCTCTTCGCGCTGCTCATGCGGCAGGTTGTGGATACGCTCACGGTTGTCATCAAGGTACGCCGTGCAGTCCCAGCAATCGCGCCCCGTCTTCTCTCCCATCTTGTAGCCGGGAGCCAGCTCAGCACCTACGGACTTTAGGTACTCAAAAACCTCATATTCGGACCAATCTTGGATTGGAAAGATATGCTCTACTCCATCAATCACCACACCACTGTTGGTAGTTGATTTGCGCCGGTCGTTTCCGCGCTGGCCCTTAATTACCTTTGTGACCCCCAACTGTTTGACACCCTCGTGCAGGGGAACCCATATATTAGCGGCACAGCACTCAAGATGAGAGCGCATCAGCGGGCCTTCGTTTCCGGTAATCAACTTACCCAAAAACGTATTCTCTACAGGGACAACATCCACAGGCCAGCCATACATCTCTATGTTTTTGGGCTGGTCAGAGCGCAGATGCACAAAGTGCGGCAACCGCTCTTTCCACCCCATCATGTAGTCCATCATCTCGGGGTAGCACGCACCAGTGTCCATCCACACGACATAGATGTCATCCCATCTGTACCTGTTAAGATACAGACAGGCCAAGCTGTCCTTTCCGCCACTGAATTGCAGAGCGGTATCCATTATAGCGACGCTATAGAGGCTAGAAGACTAGCCGTGGTAGCGGCCATGCCCAAGCCGCTCGCTAGACCGCTGCCGCCGCTGCCGCTCGTCGTCTGCGTCTGCGTGCCGCCATACGGAGTAGCGCCGAGAGCCTGCAACGGAATCTGCAACTGCTGGAGCGGGAACTGCTGGGCCTCTGTGTAGGCTTGCTTGGCAGCGTCAATTTCTGCCTGCTGCTGGGCTTGGATCATAGCGTTGGCGCTGATAGCGCCGCCAGCGCCCTGCAAGAACGCCTCCTGCCCAGCGCCAGCCAATGCACCAAGCGTCTGCGCGCCGGTTGTACGGATGCCAGCGCCTTGCAGACCAGCCGCTTGATTGGACTGCTGTGCCTGCAAGAACCTCGCAAGGTCGCTCTGCGCCGCGCCCTGCGCCTGCGCAAAGTTCTGACTGTAGAGGTTCGCCGCCATATCCGCAGCCTGCTTCTGCGCAGCAGACCGCACAACACCTTCTTGGATGCCCTGCCGCGACCCGCCAAAGGCCCGCGCACGAACAGCGTCAGAATAGGCTTGGTTGAGGTTCTGCTGCTTCTGCGTCTCTAGCGTCTGCAAAGACTGGTCAATCACGTTCTGCGTGTATGGGTTCATATACGGAGAAAGGTCAGTCTGAGCGAGCGAGCCGGGGGTAATCTGCTGCGGCTGATATTGGCCGGACCTAGCAGCCTGCGTCTGAGCTAGAGCATAAGCTGGCTGCGCCATAGCGTAGTTGTTTGACAAAGCGCCGATAGCTGATACTTGGCCCGGCGTCATCGTCGCAACGCGCTGGCCCTCATACGGCCCCGGCATCTGCGCAGAGATGTCATAGGCGGCTGCTAGGTTGCGGCGACCGGCCTCCTGCACCCACTCGGGGTACTCCGTCTTGTTGATTTGAGTAGTAGTTCCACCGCCCATAGCTAAGTCCTTTAAGCAACATCAAGCGTGTGGACGACCCACCGCTTCTTCCAACCATCGGTAGCTACTTTTTCCCAGCCCATTCTACCGCACGCTTGTATGAATTTACAGCCATTTTCTCGCGCAAACTGCACGATCCGTGGCTGCATCTCTTTCAGTTCGTCCATATTGCCAGCCGCCAAGAAGATGCTGAGGTAGCGCTTCTGCGGGGCCGACAGTATTTCGGTGACGCATACGCTTTCACCGTTCTCGAACATCTGTAGCCGCCCTTCCGTTAGCAGCTTAACCATATCATCAAAGGTGTGGGTATCGCCACCCTTTTTTAAGGCCTTCTTAATCTTGCGTACAATCTTGTCCTTGCTCATCAGACAGTCGGGGCTCCAGTTTGTCCAAGAGGAACAGAAGTCGTGACAAGGTTGCCGGAGTTGTCAACAGTCACCTTCCAAACGCTGTTATTCGGGGCTAAGAGCAATATGCTCTGAACGGCTTGATTGCGCGTAACAGTCAGCTCAATCGTCTGCTCCAGCAGCGTGAAGGCATACTGGAATGTGTCGCGCTGGTATTGCTCGGGAGGCGGTGGAAGCGTTACTCTCATCGCCCACCCCCTGCCGTCATCTCAAGGCGCATTTCACCTATAGACCACTCCGCATCTTCCGTTGCTGCTATCTTCACACGGAAATCGCGCCCAGTCACACGCATGTCGGTGTATCCGTTAGAGCGCGGTGTGTAAGGACCGGATGTCGTTTCTGTCCCCTCCGGCGTAAATGCAGAGAAGAACGTCAACTGCGTGCTGTCGTAGCCGTAGCCGCTGTCTGTTATGGCCTGCCTAACATGCGATATGGTGTTCCCGTTCTGAATGTTCAGAGAGCCACTTTCCGCATAGCGAGAGGTGGTGATTGGAGTTCCAGCGTCTGTCCAGCCGCTTTCGTGCTCGTATATGTAATTCTGCGGGCCGGAGGCGAATGGATACTGGAACACACCAGCACCGCAAGCTGCGGTCCTCGTCATCTCCCCGACTGACCACCAGTCCTCAGCGTAGCTATATACGACATATCTGTTGGGGTATTCGCTACCTTGCGATGGATACCAAAACCATGCCTCGGGGAAGATGTTGTTCTCGGAGCCGTGCGTCCACAGCTGGGCTGTCGTGGGGTCCAAGTCCTCAAAGACGTAGGAGCCGACCGTGCAGGGCATTGGCCGCACAGTCCCGCCATCGTACATCCAAAACGACTCGCGACCCATCCAGTAGCAACGCCCAGCGGATGTGGCGAAGGCTCGCGGGGCGACAAGCCCGCAGCCGAAGCCAATCCGCTCGATAGAATAGATATACGGCAAGCCTATGTAGCGCATCAGCCACGCTTCATCTTCCGTGAAGATCAGCGTGCCTTCGCGAACGGGAGCTGCCATGACAATCTTGTTCTGCGTGTCAAGGTCAAGATAGCCAGCAGTATTTGTAGTGCTGGCAAAATCCCAGTCCGTGTAGTCCTCGGAAGAAGACCAAGCCACGCGGCGGTTATTGCCATCAGCACCGATAAGAACGCAGTGGCGCTCGGGAGTTACAACAACACCGCGATTGTTGGTTGGTATGTCAAAAATGGAGACAATACCGCCAGTTCCGGTTGCATCCGGCCCTGCGTCTGAAAAGGTGAATGTCTCTTCAGTAGGCACAGAAACAACGGTCCAAGTGCCGTTAAACGTTGATTCGGTATTGCCGCTGATTGTTACATCGTTCCCCGGCGTAATGCCGTGATGGTGATCTGTAGTCACAGTAACCACATTAGCAACGCGCTCGGCGCTAGTGATTTCCGCTTCGTCAACGGGGTGCGCGTAGTCTTCACCAACGCCCCAGTGCAGCAAACGACCATCAGATGATGCCACAGCAAGGATGTCACCACCCCAGTTATCTATCGTCCAAGAGAATGTAGGGAGGAATGACTGGGTAGGCGGGCGCGGGTATGTCCCATCCGTGTCGTCCCCATAGTATGTATAGCCATAATTGTATGTTCCGTAAGCGCCGGTCGCGCCCACATCTGCGCCTACAAAGTCGAGCGGCGTTACGTCCGTATAGGTAGAGCCCTCCAAAATGTAGAGCTTGTCTTCACACCCCACGGCGCAGTATGCCCCGCCGTTTGAGCCTGTCCACGGGAACATGGCGCGAACAGGGCTGGCAAGAGGCGTCTGCGTGATGCGCTGCCACCCGCCAACCGGCAGCAGCTTGCCGGAGCGCCACCGCACAAGGTTAGCGTCCCAATAGCGCCCTTTCGTCTGCAAGGGCGTTGCAAGCTTTACTACCCCCGGAGGTATGCTGACGGGAGACAATGGCATTACTTAACTCCACAAAAACCATTGCGACGGGCATTGTTTACCTTGACCTCAACAATGGTGTCTGTCGTATCTTTAGAGGACCAACTAATTGGCTTCCACACGTCGCACGCTGTGCTAATCCCGCCGATAGCCGTCACTCTCGCGCACCCGCTTAGGGTCACGGCTGACAGCATCACCAGCAGTAATGGCAGCTTTAGTCCGGTTGATAGCCTCGGCATTGGCTTCTTCCTTAATCCTGCGCTTTGCGTCTGATCTACCTTTACCATAAATCGTCAAAATTGCCACCACTATCCCGCCGATAGCAGCAGCCATTCTGCCTATTGGAGACAGAAGCCAGCTAATCATCAGTGCCTCACAAGGAGTATGGCAAGTACGCCAAGCACAAGCATAGCATTAATTGCTTCGCCCATAGAGATCGCGATACCAGTGTTCATTACGCAGCCTCCTCGTTCAAACGCTGTTTGCGCCAGTACCAAATGCCAGCAGCCGCTATTGCCACTACAATGAAAGCAATGACGGCTGGGCGACCAAGAGCCTCAGAGAGGCCGCTTATGATACCACCAGCTTGCTGCACCGCTGGGATAACCTCTTGCGCCGCAGCAATGGCCCCAGCGCCGCCAGCCACCGCTGCTGCGCCTGCCTCTTTGGACTGCGTGATCTTCTTGCTGGGTGTTGGGGTATCCGGTGTAGAGCGCGTTTCGCTCTCCGATTCAGCGCCCAAGCGCTGCCACATCTCAGCCTCTGCGCGGCGACGGCGCACAAGCCCCGGCAGTACCTTTCCGCCGCCCCGCGTCCACTTCATCAGTTCGGCGGGCACGTCTTCAAAGCGCTTGGCGTTGACGCGCTTCAGAAGTGTGGATTTCTTAAGATTGCCGAGCCCGCAGTTAAAGGCAAAGCTGACAAGAACATCAAACTGGTTTTGGTCTAAATCAACCTTAACAAGACTCGTAACGCCGCGCTCAAAACGCTCAAGGTCGGACCTTAGTATCTCATGCGCGACACCGTTGGTGATCTCCATGCCGCGCACAACCGCCGGTTCGCCTGCTGATGATGTGTGGCCGTAGCCTATTGTCAGTACACCAGCCGGACAGACATACGCCTTAGAGCGGAAGCCTTCAAACTCCTTTATCAGTCGTAATCCGGCTTCACTTGTCTTCATAGCCTAGCCACCTCTGAACTGTCTTTGTTTCGTAGATGCGTAACGCTGTCCATACAATCGTAAACACAGCAGCTATGCTGGGAAGTAAATTCACAAGCGTCCCCGTCACAACGAAAAGAGACGCTGCATCCCCTACTAGCTTCCCAGCTTCGTCTTTCATGGTCATCTTTCAGATAGAGTTAAGGAGCGTCCGGCCAAGTCACGTCCCACGGGAAGTTTGGCTGTTCTGTAATGTCGCGAAGCGCCTGCCGGTAGTCTATCCATACCTGCGGAAGCTGGATGCCAAGGCCGTCGCTGCTAGCATCAACCGCCTTAATTGTTACCCAATCGCAGTCAGCCAGCTTCTTGTCGCGTTCTGCGCGGATAGACTTGGCCTGCTCCTCATCCTTGTTGGCTTTGTATGCAGCTTCTTGCTGCGCTGCCGTCAAGACTGTGCCGTCCTCTTGAGTTACGTCAGAGAAGATGGGGCCAAGTACATACTTGGTGAACCACTTGCCGTTGATTTCCTCGATGCCCTGCCGCACCGAATACTGATAGCGGTCGCCACCGGTAGCCTGCGGCCCCTCAAGGATTGGGTCAATGCCAAGGTCATTGCAAATCGTTTCGTCCCAAACTCGCGGAAGCGAAGTGTTTGCGTGCATCTGCCGGACAGCACCTTGACTCTTGATCTCTCCGGTTGATCTGATGCGATAGTCACCCATTTGCATAACTCCTTATGCGATTGCTAAAAAGATGTACGATCCGCCGTTGGCGTTGATTCCCGCTGGCGCGGTGCTAGTTATTTCAAATCCAGCACTATAAGTATCAACGTAGTCAGTGCTGGTCACCTCAGCGTCTAAACTATTGAGCAGCAGGTAGGGATCGTTACCAGCCACGATGCCACGAGCAGAGTCCCACACATACCAGTCGCCAGTGCTGTCGGTGCGCTTGATAAGCACGAACCTAGCACCGGAGGAGAACCCGCAGTCAATCTGATTGGTGGTTCCGGTTCCGGTGTAAGAACCGACTTTGGATACGCCGGGGAGGGTGGCGAATAGGTAGGCTATGTAGGTACCTGAACTAGCATTTACACCTCCCGCAGTCCCTAAAGAAAATACTAAATCCGTAGGTTGAGTGTTATTCCAAACTGAGGAGCCAGAAGCCGATGAAAGGTTTAAATTAAATAAATTATACTTTGTCGGACCGTCATACACATTGTAAGAAAACCAGTTGAAAGTTGTATCCCTACGCTTCACAATCATCAACTCCGGCGCAACACCCAAATTATGATTCACAGTCCTTGCAACACCAGTCCCCGTATAGCACACCACATCAAAGAAGCCGGGGGCGCGGCGGAGGGCGTAAATTATATGATTTGTTGCGCTTACCCACCCAGTATTCGTCCCAACGCGCCATCCAGTATTATTATCCCAATCAGCTCTGTCTATAGTTGATTCGACATCAGTCGTATTGGTCTTTAATATAGTATCAGTTAACCGTGTTGAAGTTTCTTTATCATCAACATCGGGTCTAAACGAATGCACTAACATATCCGCAGGGAATCCCGGAGTATTTATTCTTGAACCTGCTGAATAAGTTCCAGTAAAAGCCCACGGGTTAAACACCTCCGTACCACTCTCCGGCACCTTCATAGGACCACGGCGGATCGCGATGTAGATGCAAGGCCGATTGGCACCAGCAAAGTTAGTAGAATAAAATCCGGTAGCGGTAGGTCTACAAAAATTGTAAGGTTGTTCGGAACTAGAACTGTTTGGATAAAGTTCTACACCAGCGTTATATGTATCCGGCAAACCTCTCATAACATCCATCATGTACCAATTAGCTATGTCTGCTGTTTGTTTAACAATAACAAACTGAGGTTCCCAGCCTAGATTTACTGAAAACGATCCACTACTGTCAGTCGTAAACGCCCCACAGCTAATCACATTTTCCGTACCGTCCTCCCCAAAGCCCCCTGCATTGTGTGCGAAGAGGTAGGCGACGTAGTTTCTGCCCGAAATGTTGCCATAGCTCCCTACTGTAAATTCAGATGAAGTTGGCGTTGTGTTGTTCCAAGCGTTAATGCTGGATACCGCTTGAGTTGTTGCGTTTAACTCCAAAAACTGTTGATTAGTAAGCCCGTTGTGATAGCTAAACCATTGCATTTCGACATTAGTAGCTTTCATAAACAAAGCGCCTACCGTGCCGTTTAGGCTATGACTTATAGTCCTTGCCCCTGTGCCATCCCCAGCCCACGTCACAACATCAAAGAACTTCGGAGCCTTGCGGAAGGTCCATGAGGCGTATTTGGCTCCGGGACTATTGATTTGTAAATTAACTCCTATGTTAAACCCATCGGAGTTAAAAGCTGTTAGATGTGTTGTATTACTAAATTCTGCCCCGGGGTTATTTGACTCTAAACACTTGTAAACTCCTCTTTCTGTGTCGTATAGCGCATGATCATACGCATTAACTCTGTCTTTAATCCAAACCAACCCACCTTCCCCCGACAGATCAATCCCGTTGGTGATGGTCTGTGTAGAGCCGTTGCCTGCGTAGAGGTAGGTGGAAAATACGTCCTCAATATAAGTACGGTCGGCTGCCGCATTGCCAGCGGCGGACACAAGCGCGTTCTTGAGCGTCATACCAAAATGCCCCTTATCTTAAACGTAAGAACCGACATACGCGCCATACAGCGTTCCAGCCACATTCCAAAACACCAACGTGTCGTTTGC